TGCATCAGGCAGTACGGGGCATCGTCTGCACCAAGCGGATGGCTTCTGTGCGACGGCACCGCTGTGTCTCGTAGCACCTATGCAATGCTGTTCGCAATTATCGGCACAACGTACGGCCCTGGCGACGGTTCTACGTCGTTCAACCTGCCGAACCTGAAAGGCCGTGTCCCAGTCGGTCGAGACGCGGCACAAACCGAGTTTGACACGCTCGGTGAGACTGGCGGTGCGAAGACCCACACGCTCACCTCGGCTGAAATGCCGTCGCACACTCACACACAGAACGCGCACAACCACGGCGTAACCGACCCAGGTCATACTCACACTTACAACCAATGGGTGTTCTTTGTCCAAACTATGCTTGTGAACGGTTTCAATACTTCCAGCAATACTGGTTCGTTGTTCAATACGCCATCCACAAACAGTCAGACAACTGGCATCAGCATCAACAACCAAACTGCCACCAACCAGAACACCGGTGGCGGTGGAGCGCACAACAACCTCCAGCCATACATCGTTCTGAACTACATCATCAAAACCTGAGGAATCATGAATCTGCCCAATATGCACGGCTTCACCGACCTGCTCCAGTATCAGGAGTTTGTTGACTCGTATACTCCTGAACAGCGTTGCGATCTTGTCAGGGCATATCGGACGGCGTGTCTGATGATGACCGACTGGACCCAGTTGCCCGATACCACTGCCGACAAGCCCGCATGGGCCGCCTACCGGCAACAGTTGCGCGACATCATGGCTGGATACGATGGCACAACTACCGAAATTGTGTGGCCTACTCCACCGTCTGCTATAGTCAATTCAAACCCCGAGGAGGAATAATGTCAAACGAACTCGATATGAGTCGTGTTATTAACAACCTGACCGCGCAGATTGCGCAGCAGGCAACGCAGATCGCTATTCTTCAGGCCGTCATTGAGCAGATGACTGGCGCACCCGAAGAGGCCGTCGAGCCGACCGAATCCGAAAACGTTGGAACGGCTGACTGACACCTCTGTTCGACGCACACTTGCCGCCAATGCCAATCATTCGCGCGCAGTCCAGCGTCAGCAACAGTTCATTCAACTTACACAAAGCGGAGTTGAACTACGCGAAGCCCTGAAGATCATCGGGGTTACATACGAAGCGTATCGTCAATGGCGCAAACGAGATAAACGATTTGCCGCCGAGGTAGATCGCATCCGTGCCAACGAGGCAGCTGAAGCCGGCGAATACAACGGGACACACGCATCCTTTGCCAAAGAGTTCTTTGACATGGAGTATTCGTGGTTCCAGCTGGTCTTTCTCCAGGAACTAGAACAGCTACCTCCTGGCAACATCCTTATGGCTTTGTGGCCGCCTGAACATGGCAAGACCACCACGTACGAAAACTACGTGTCGGAAATGATCGCGTTGAATCCCAACCGGCGACAGACAGTCGCTTCGGAAAATCAACAGATCGCCAGAAAAATTATTCAACGTATTAAAAATCGTATGGAGCCGGGTGGCCCTTACCCTAAGTACGTTGAACGCTGGGGCCCGTTCAGGCCGCCCGTGGGACTGGGGCAGGGCAAGGTGTCCCAACCATGGGGTGCTGACTACTTCAACGTCTTCAAGAAAAGCCAACACGACGAGCGTGACTACACCATGATGGCCCTTGGTGTGGGTTCCTCGATCGTGTCAACCCGCACCGATCACCTACACATTGACGACGTTCAGTCAACCAAAACCGCAGGTCAGACAAACAAAATTGAAGAATGGTTCCGTCAGGACGCTTTGACCCGCCCGGGTGAACACGGCATTACGACCATTGCCGGAACCCGAGTTGGCGAAGATGACATTTACAACCGGCTAGCCGAAGACCCCGAGCTAGAAGGAATTCTTAAAGTCATCAAGTTCAAAGCCGTTATGACTGACTTTGAAACCGGCGAACAGAAACCCCTGTGGCCCGAACGGTACACCCTCGACATGCTCGACCGCCAGCGTCGCAAGGTTGGTCAAGAAGCATGGGACCGCAACTACATGCAGGCTCCAGGCTCGTCCAATGCCAACCGAACCTTTACGGACGAAATGGTTGATCAATGCCTCAACCCGTTGATCTCTTTGTCGCACGAAATCCCAAATGACCACATTGTTTACATCGGGCTAGACCCCGCACTCGGCTCACAAAACTGCGTAATCGCCTGCGAAGTATCCCCCGACGACAAGTTGATTGTGCGTCGGATCAGGGAAGATGTGGGATTCCGACGCAACGAGCAGATCATGCAGGCCCTCGACAGTGTTATTGCGTCCTGCAATTTGACCGGCCGCGTTACCGATGTGGTTATTGAAACCAAGAACTTTCAGGCCGGCCTTGCTCGCGACGAACGGTTGCTCGACATGCAACACCACTACGGCTTTGCTATGCGCGAACACCTCACAGGATGGAACAAGTACGATGAAAGCATTGGCGTTGCCTCCATGTGCGAATCCTTCCTCCGTGGAGAAATAGTGTTACCATGGGCAGGCGATGAGTATACTCGCCAAGAGATTGGTGAATTGGTTAAACAACTAAAAGCTTGGAGACCGGGCGCACGAGGAAACAAACTGCGTCAGGACAGAGTTATGGCACTGTGGTTTGTTTGGATTCTCTGGCGACAGAGATGGAAGCAACCCCACGATGTTGAAGGGGATGGCTGGAAAGTAAAGGGAATACCGTGGTCAGGTACTAAGACCGGGCTAGTCATACCGCTTGGAGCAAGAATTTGAGAACATTTGACGAAATTGTGAGGATTGTCAAGGACCTGCAAATGCAGCAGGGGCCTGTCCTTACTCGCATGAAGGACATTCTTGATCGATATGACGGCGACTGGATTCTCCCGATGCCCGATATTGACAAGGAACCCAACCTTCCCCCGTTGACCCCAGCCCTTATTGCCGAAGCTGTGGACAACATGGCTATGCGAGCCGCCTCAGTTAAGCCTGTCAATATTTTTCCTGCCATTGACCCCAACAAAGACACAGGACGGAGGTCGCGTGAATATGCCGAAAAGCGTCGCAAGATCATTGCAGCCACCTACCACAACTCCAAGTGGAACCTCGGTCGTCGCCGTTATTACCGGCAACTGGCCGCCTACCACACTACGAGCCTTGTGGTTCTTCCTGACTTCAACACCGGTCTCCCCCGTATCGAAGTGCGCGACCCGCTCGGAACCTACGTTGAGCCGACCGCCAACGAAGAACTGCGCCAGCCAGAATACGTTGCGTTTGTAACTCGGCACTCAGCCGAATATCTGCGTCGCATTTATCCTATGTCCCGTCAAGAGAACGGTGGTCCGATTCACAAGGACGACTATCGCGAACTCTGGGACTGCGTCGAATGGTACGACACCGACCAGACCGTGTTCGGAATCATTGGGCCCGTGTGGGATGACCGACGCATGAGCAACGAGCGCCCGTGGATTACCCCGTGGCAGCAGTTGTCCCCCGTCTACCCAAACCGTATCGGCATGTCACCGGCAGTTGTGCCACACAACGTCAGCCTTGGACGTATCGCAAGCCGGATTGGTTCCATGCTTGGCAACGTGGACCTTCAGGCTCGCCTCATGGCGCTCGACATTCTTGCTCAAGAGAAGGCTATTTGGCCCGACATGTACGCAATTGGTCGAGCTGGAGGTATGCCCCGCATTATTGGTGGACAATGGAAGGATGGACGCGAAGGTGAGATCAACCTGCTACAGGACGTCGAGCAAATCGGTCAGATTCGATCCACGCCTGACATTAGAACAACCCAAACGATCGACCGACTGGAACGCAATTTCCGTACGTCCACAGGTCTTATGCCCCAGTTTGGGGGTGAAACTTATGGTTCTCTTCGCACCGGTCGTGGCTTGGATGCTCTTACCGGGATTGCTCTTGACCCACGTATTCAGGAACTTCACGAAATTAGTGAAGCGTGGCTACCCCACCTTAATTCTGCAATCCTTGAAACATATAAGGCGTATTGGCCTGACAAGAAGTTTTCAATGTACTCTGGATGGGCTGGAGACAAGGGTATCGTCACGTTTACTCCCCAGGAACACATCGAGATAACGGACAACACCGTTTCGTACAATCTTCCTGGTGCAGACGTTATTCAGCAAACCCAGATTCTTGGGTCGCTTCGTGGAGCCAAAGCTATTTCGGGACGCACCTTCCGTGCCATGCACCCGTACATTGACGACCCCGAGGCCGAGGAGCGCATGGTGCAAGACGAAGATTTTGATGAGGCCCTGCGCCAAAGTGTTCTCCAAAAGCTGATGAGTGGTGAGTTGCCGTTGATCGTGTCGGCCATTATCAAGAAGCACTTGTCTGAGGGCAAGGACATTTTTGATGCCGTCACTTTGGCTGACGAGGAAATGCGTCGTCGTCAGGCAACTGAAGCACCGCCGGCTCCGGAAGGAATGGTGGCCCCGCCCGAGGCAATGCCCGGACTTAGTGCCCCGCCTCAGGAAATGGCGGCTATGCAGGCTCCAGCCCCGCCTCCGCAAGCTGGTCCAGCCCCCGATCGTCAAGCACAGGTAGCACAGTTGTTGCAAGCAATGGCGGGAGCACGTAATGCCCAGGGCTAAGAAGACAATGTCCGGCGCACCCGGTCAGGGTGTTCAGGCTGTTCAGGGTCAAACTTATGGTGACGGTGTGGCGCAGGAACGGTTGCAGCAAGCAATGCCTACACCCAACGCACAAGCTGCCCCTATACCGATGCGTCCTCCTGCTCCAGCCGAACCGGCTGCAACTCCATCACCGCAGCAACCTGCTCGTCAACCAATGTCGATTGAGGATGTTCGACAAATGGTAAGTGGTTTGGGTGGAACATTAAGAGCTCCCGACGATCAGCCCTCTGTACCTTTTACGCAAGGTTTGCCGTCGGGCCCGGGTATTTCGAACCCTTATATTTCTCCGAGAAGGCAGCATCGATCTAAGGAAATGATGTACCGTTTGTCGGAAATTACTGGTGATCCCATTTTTGCTGAACTTGCCGAAAAGTCTGGTTACTAAAAACAATGACGAATCTTGAACGAATTCCGATTGACGAATCTACTGACGCTGAGTATTCAATTGAAGATGACGTAAATCTTTACAACAGTTTGTTTGGAAATGTTTCTGCACAGAACTCTTTGGCGTGGCGTACGGAAACGGTGCGAGCAAATTCGCCTTGGCTTGCCAATACGGGTCGAGCCGATTACCCCCTTCTTATCGCCCAGGAACAAGGAATTCCCGACAATCAGCTTGGCGATATGGCCGCCCAGATGTGGGGAATGTATCTTGGTTCTAGTTTGGCCGATACGTTAAAGCAACAGAATCCCTCTGTACAACGTTCAATTTTCAGCCAACTTAGTTACGCGCAACAGCAGACACTCTTGTCGTCCGGCTACAAAATCCCTGATGCAAGAACACATTCTCCCTCGCGCACTAGCGAAATTATTTCTGCCGCAGTTTCTCCTGCACGCTGGGCCCTAAGCGATATTGCAAAGCCGGCTGGTATTGCTGCAATTAATGCGGTCACCTTTGCGCAGGATCAAATTGTTGGTCGGCAATTCCGTACTATTGCTCAACTATCAACTGGTGGAAAGGTTGCTGCTGCGGGTGGCGCTGTTGCCGGTGGTGC